TTTAAACATGCACGAGTTTGGTATATTTTTAGAACTAGAACCTGAAGAGGAAGACAAACAATCTTTAGAGCAAAACATACAGATAGCACTTCAAAGTGGTGGTATAGATTTAGATGACGCTATAGATTTAAGAAACGTATCTAATCTTAAATTAGCCAATCAACTACTGAAGCAAAAGAAGAAACGAAAACAAAAAGAAGCTCAACAGGCTCAACAAGCGAACATACAAGCTCAAGCTCAAGCTAATGCTGAGAATGCTGAAAAAGCTGCTTTAGCAGAACTTCAAAAACAACAAGCCTTAGCTCAAACAGAGTTACAAATAGAGCAAGGTAAATCTCAGTTCAAGATACAACAAATGCAACAAGAAGCTGAGATTAAAAAACAACTGATGGCTGAAGAGTTTAATTATCAAATGCAGCTAGCTAAAATAAAAGCTGAGGCTGAGAAAAACAAGCTGGATAGTATTGAAGATAGAAAAGACGAAAGAACAAAGATACAAGCTACTCAGCAGTCATAGTTTATAAACCAAAGACAAAACGACTCCTTGCCAAAAAATTTTGAATCTAATGGTATGGACGACTTGAGCGGTTTTGGTTTAGGTTCTATGTAAGAGTAAAATTTTAACTATTTAATTATATTATATTATGTCAGAAGTAAAACAAGAGGGGGATTTTAAAATAAAATCTAAACCAAAAAAACCTAAAAACTTAGGTAAAACAAACGACGTAACAAAAGTGGAAATACCTAACCAAGCCGCAAACGCTCAAGGTGAGGTTATTCCAGAAGTTACTAAAGTAGAAATAAAAACAACTGAAGATGCCGATACAAAGCAAGAAGCAGCAACAGTGGTTGAAGATAAACAAGCCAACTCTATACAAGAAGTGGGTGAGGAAGTATCACAACAACAAAGCCCCGTTCAAGATGAAGTCGCTGAAATAACAGAAATAACTGAACAAGAAGTAGAAAATCTAGAACAAGAGTTAGACGAAGCTTTAACTGATCAAGAACAGTCTGGAGCTAAGCTACCAGAAAACATTGAAAAACTTGTTTCCTTTATGGAGGATACAGGAGGTACTTTAGAAGACTACGTTAGGCTAAACCGCGATTACTCTAATATAAGCGAAACAGCTTTGTTGAAGGAATATTACAGAAAAACAAAACCTCACTTAGACGATGAGGATATAAGTATAATCTTAGAGGACTTTTCATATGATGAAGAACTCGATGATGAAAGAGATATACGCAAATCAAAAATTGCGTTAAAAGAAGAAGTTGCAAAAGCTAAAAGCTTTCTAGACGAAACCAAGAGTAAATACTACGACGAAATCAAGTTGAGACCCGGCGTAACTCAGGAACAAAAGAGAGCTGTTGACTTTTTCAACCGATACAATAAGGATCAAGAAGCTGCTAAACAAAAGCACAGCAAATTTGTACAAGAAACTAATAATCTATTAAATGACGATTTCAAAGGTTTTGATTTCAATGTCGGAGAAAAGAAGTTTAGATATGGTATAAAAAATGCTAAAAATGTAGCTGAAGCTCAATCTGATATTTCTAATTTTATAGGGAAGTTCCTTGGTGAAGACGGAAGTATTAAAGATGCTAAAGGTTACCACAAAGCTTTGTACGCGGCGCGAAATGCTGATACGATAGCACAACATTTTTACGAGCAAGGTAAAGCTGACGCTGTAAAAGACGTTGTTGCTAAATCAAAGAACATAAGTACAGAACCTAGGCAAAACGCTAGCGGTAATGTATTTATTAATGGTTTAAAAGTAAAAGCAATTAGCGGTCTTGACTCTTCAAAACTAAAAATAAAAACAAAAAAATTTAACTAAAAAACTTTAAATTATGGCTTTAAGTCCTGCTTTCGGTTCAATTAAACCGAGTCAAAAACAACAAATTTTAGAATCTAACTTCTTATCATTTAACGGTGGTTCAGGAGCTGGAGATTCAAACACATTCGCACAACAGTATTTACCAGAGATCTACGAACAAGAAGTAGAGCGTTATGGAAACAGAACTTTATCTGGATTCTTACGTATGGTTGGTGCTGAGATGCCAATGACTTCTGATCAAGTAATTTGGTCTGAACAAAACAGATTACACGTTGCTTACAACGATGTAGCTAACGACGGAACTAACACTTTAACTTTTACGGTTGGTGGTTCTGGAGATGCATTTGTAGAAAACGTAATTTCTAAAAACCAAACTGTTGTGATCTTAGATCCAGCTGGTCTAGAATTAAAAGCTTTAGTAACTGAATCTTCTCAGACTGGTTCTACTGCTACTATCGAGGTTGCTCCTTATACTGCTGCTAACACTGGTGCTTTAGCTGCTACAGGATTAAAAATCTTTGTATACGGTTCTGAATATGGAAAAGGATCTAGCATTGCTAACTCTACTGGAGCTACTGATGTAAACGGTTACAAATCTATCACTCCTTCTTTTACTCAACACTCTAACTCTCCTATCATTATCAGAAATAAATATGTAGTTTCTGGATCTGATATGGCTCAGATTGGATGGGTTGAAGTAGCTACTGAAGATGGTGCTTCTGGATATTTATGGTATTTAAAAGCTGAGTCTGAAACTAGATTACGTTTTGAAGACTACTTGGAAATGTCTGTAGTTGAAGGTGAAAAAGCTGCTGCTTCTTCTGGTGCTGAAGCTGCTGGAGTAAAAGGTACTCAAGGTTTATTTGCTGCTATCAAAGATAGAGGTAATGTAAATGTTGGTTTTACTGCTGCAACTGGATTAGCTGCTTTTGATGAGATCTTGAAAAACTTAGATACTCAAGGAGCTATTGAAGAGAACATGTTATTCTTAAACAGACAAACTGCTTTAGATTTTGATGACATGCTATCTGACATCTCTTCTGGAAACAACGGAGGTACTGCTTATGGATTATTTGAAAATTCAGAAGATATGGCATTAAACTTAGGATTCTCAGGATTCAGAAGAGGTTCTTACGACTTCTACAAGACTGACTGGAAATACTTAAACGACGCATCTACTCGTGGAGCAATTCAAGGAGCTGTTGCAAGTGTTGAAGGTGTATTAATTCCTGCTGGAACTTCTACAGTTTATGACCAAATCTTAGGAACTAACATCAGACGTCCTTTCTTACACGTAAGATATAGAGCTTCTCAAGCTGATGACAGAAGAATGAAAACTTGGTTAACTGGTTCTGCTGGTGGCGCTTTCACTTCTGACTTAGATGCAATGGAAGTAAACTTCTTATCTGAAAGATGTTTATGTGTACAAGGTGCTAACAACTTTGTATTATTCCAAGGAGTATAATTATTATGTAATATTACCCTCGTTGTACTGACGGGGGTAAATATTACCCTTATTAAACTATTAAATTTTATTATATTATGGCTAAACAAGCTACAGCAAAAAAAGTTGAGGTTGCTCCTCAAAAACCAACTAGTGCAAAAAACACATCAGTTCAAAAACAACAAGTAAAACCATCTTGGGAAATAAAAGATAGAACGTATGTTTTAGCTAGAGGTTTGAGTCCATTGACTTACACTATACCATCTAGACACACATCTAAACACTCTCTACTATATTTCGACAAAGAATCTGGTGAACAAAAAGAAATTAGATATGCAACCAACCAATCTTCTCCATTCAAGAAAGAACAAGAAGGAGAAGCTACGTTAGGTCACATAGTTTTCAGTAACGGTACATTAGTCGTGCCTAAAGAAAAACACAACTTACAAAAATTACTATCTATATATCATCCGTTAAAAATCAGAGTATACACAGAGTTTAGCCCTGTTGAGGTAGCTGAAGATGAATTAGATATATTAGACTTACAAATAGATGCTATGACAGCCGCAAGATCAATAGATATAGATCACGCTGAAGCAATAATGAGAGTAGAACACGGTTCCTCAGTTAATTCTATGAGTTCTAAGGAAATTAAGAGAGATTTATTATTATTCGCTAGGAATAATCCTAAAATGTTCTTAGAGTTAGCGAATGATGAAAACGTACAATTAAGAAACTTCGCTGTTAAAGCAGCTGAAGCTGGAATAATTAAACTATCTCAAGATCAAAGAACTTTCTCATGGGGATCAAATGGTAGAAAATTAATGAATGTACCTTTTGATGAAAACCCTTACTCTGCATTTGCAGCTTTCTTAAAAACAGATGAAGGTGTTGAAATTTATAGATCTATAGAGAAAAATTTATAAAAACAAGTAATATTAATTATAACCGGTGACAAAGTGTTGCCGGTTATTTTAAAAATAAAAAAAATGGCTATAAACGTAGATCTTGTATACAAAACTGTATTATCTATATTAAACAAAGAACAGAGAGGTAATATAACCCCTGACGAGTTTAACAAAATAGCTAACCAAGTTCAGTTGGGTATATTTGAAAGATACTTTGAAGACTTGAATCAGCAAATTAGAGCTGATCAACCAGACGTTGACTATGCTAATAGAGTTGAAGACATAGATGAGAAAATATCTGTATTTAGAGAAAGAGGTGAGTGTAGTTACTTACCTAGTTATAAAGCTTTTAAACTACCTGTCTCTATAAATAGCGAGTCAACAAACGGTACAGCCGTTCACAGGTTAGGTACTGTAACTTACAACGATAACAACTCCGGTATAAACGCTGATGTAGAAAGAGTTACTGCTAAAGATTTTTATCAAAATCAAAGATCTATGTTGACTTCTTCTTCAGAGCACTTTCCTACGTATATATACGAAAACCAAACAACTACAGGTAGAAAACTAATAACCGTTAGTCCTTCTTCTATAACTAGTGGAATAATTGCTGAGTTTATAAGAAAACCAAAAAGTGTAGAGTGGAAATACCAAACAGGTACTTTAGGTCAATTAATTTACAATAGTTCTACTTCTGTTGATTTCGAACTACATTCATCTGAAACGGTTAACGTTATTAACAGAGTGCTAGCTTATTGTGGTGTTGTATTAGAAGATCCTCAAATAGTTCAAATAGCTTCGTCAAAAGTGCAACAAGATGAAATAAACCAAAAAAGCTAAACCATGTCATTAATAAAAGAAAACAACAGACAATACTATGAAGGTGCTCAAGGATTTAAAGGTGATGGTACCACTACGTCTTTTACTACAACATTTAATACTGATCTAGTATGGTATAGTGCTGATCCTAGCGTTACTAGTTACGCTAACAACAACTTCAAATTATACACTAGCACCAATGGTTTACCTGATAGTTGGTCTGAAATTACTTCTGGTTATTCTGTTACTGGCAATAAAATTACATTCACATCTGCTCCAGCTGATGGTTTATATATAACCGTACAATTAAAAAGAATTGATGGTGGTAACTACGGTTCTACTTACAATGATAAAGCTTATGGAGACGCTGTAGAGAAAAATTACGGATCATACGCTTACACCAAGCTTAACGATATTATAAATAACTTTATTGTTGCTTATGTTGGTGTTGGTAAATTAATACCTAATGTCAAAAGAACTGATATTGTTTTTCACGCTAAGAGAGCAATGCAAGAGTTTAGTTATGACACTTTAAAAAGTGTAAACTCTCAAGAATTAACAATACCAAATAGCCTAAGTGTTATAATACCTCAAGATTATGTTAACTACGTTAACTTATATTGGATTGACGGCCAAGGTGTTAAGCATATAATAATGCCAACAAACTCAACTAGCAACCCTTATGAAAATCCTTTACAGGACAATAAAGGTATACCTATACAGGATAACAACGGTGATAATATTGATGGTACTTCTATAACAGAAGAAAGATGGGCTGAAAATAATTTAAAAAATAGGAAAGACTATATAAATGACACTGAATTTAGTTGGGACTATTATTACGGTGAGAATTCTTATGGAGCTGGTCAACTTTATGGTTTAGATCCTCAAAACGCTAACGTTAACGGTTATTTTACTATAAATGAAAGAGAAGGTAAGTTTTCTTTTTCTTCAGATTTAGTTGGTAAAATAATAACACTAGAGTATATATCTGATGGTTTATCTACAAATGAAGATACTAGAGTTCCTAAACTAGCAGAAGAAGCTATGTACGCTTACATAAGCCACGCAATAATAGCTTCTAGAGTTAACCAACCAGAGTACATTGTAAATAGGCTTAAAAGAGAGAAAAGCGCTAAACTTAGAAACACTAAAATAAGATTGTCTAATCTTAAACTTAACGAAATAGTTCAAGTTTTAAGAGGTAAGTCTAAATGGATAAAACACTAAAATTAAATGGCTGAAGTTAAAAATTCTTTTTTAAAGTCCAAGATGAATAAGGACTTAGATAGTAGACTTATTCCTAATGGAGAATATAGAGACGCTGTTAATGTTCAAGTTAGTAGATCTGAAGGTGATGACGTTGGTGCGTTACAAAATGTTCTTGGTAACTTCGAACTATCAAATATAGGTGATGATCTTGGTTACTATGATGTGAAATGTATAGGTTACTGTGTAGACGACTCAAAAGATGATGTATACATGTTTTTTACCAACTACTTAGACGCTAACGCTTTCGGTGCTAGACCTGTTTTTTCAACATACGTAGATGATGGTGGGTTCAGTAAGTACTTTCATGGTATATTCGTTTATAACACAAGAACAAGCACGTTAAACAAAATAGTTGAAGGTCTTTTCTTAAACTTCTCTATAAATAAACCTATACTAGGAGTAAACTTACTTGAAGATGTATTGTTTTGGACAGACGATAGAAATCAACCTAGAAAAATAAACGTAGATAAAGCTAAAAGCAATCCAACATTCTACAACAGTGAAGACAAAATATCCGTAGCAAAATACTACCCTTATCAATCGCCGCTGTTAATAAAAGAGACTGACACTTCTACACCGGAAAACCCTGTCTATGAAACCACTATGTATGACGCTAGTGAAGAGCTTTTACCAGATAGTGACACTGCAAATCCTTACTATGATCCAAACTTCCCAGGTGATCCAAGATATTTAGAAGATAAATTTGTTAGGTTTTCTTACAGATTTAAGTTTAAAGATGGCGAGTATTCTTTAATAGCTCCTTTCACTCAGCCTTGTTTTATACCTAAGCAAGACGGTTATTTTCTAGTAGATGATGAAAAAACAACTATATCTTCTACTGTTGTTTCTTTCATGGAAAATAAAGTTAATAAAATAAAACTTCAAATACCTTTACCTTACGACGCTGAAGATATGGAATCGTCTTTAAATATAGAAGAGATCGATGTGGTATATAAAGAATCGGACGGTATATCTTTGAAAGTTGTTGAAACAATACCAGTATCTGATTTATCAGGGTCTGATAGAGTTTACGAGTACGAGTATATTTCTCAAAAACCATATAAAACCTTACCTGGAGACGAAGTCTCTAGAGTTTACGACAAAGTACCAGTTAAGGCTCTCGCACAAGAAGTGGTTTCAAATAGAGTTGTTTATGCTAACTTTCAAGATAAACACACTCCTCCTAAATCTTTAAACTACCAAGTTGCTGGTGACGAAAAATACGAAGCTACCAACCCAGAAGTTGATTTTAATGCAAAAAGCACAATTGAATACCCTAATCATACTTTAAAGGAAAACAGAAACTACCAAGTTGGTGTTGTATTGTCTGATAGATATGGAAGACAGTCTACTGTTATACTTTCAAATAACAAAGATTCTAAAGAAACAAATAGTCAGTTTGGAGCTGATACATTGTATTTACCGTATAGAGTTGATAGAGGAGTTGATAATGATTCCATATCGTTTTTTGGTGATTCTTTGAAGATGATATTTAATGAAAAAATACTACCTAATAGAAATGCTATAACAGGTGATCCAGGTTTATACAGCGAAACAAACCCTTTAGGTTGGTATTCTTACAAAATAGTAGTAAAACAATTAGAACAAGACTATTACAACGTATACACTTCAGGAGCTATTAAAGGTAACCCAGAAGTTAACACTGATCAACTAGACTCTTCATTTATAGTGTTGATTAACGACAATATAAACAAGATACCTAGAGATTTATCAGAGGTTGGTCCTCAAGATAAATCTTTTAGAAGTTCTGTAAGGCTTTTTGGTAGAGTAGAAAACACAACTCAAGGAAACTCTTCCACTGGTAATAAACAATATTTTCCAGGTAATAGAACTTTTACTACTAACGTTATAGAGGATTTATTTGATATATTCGATGTAACTGATACTACTAGTAACCAACCAATAACGGACGATACAAATCCATACTACACATTTTTAAGAGGTGAATCAAACCCTTTTATAGGTGAGTTTATAACATCTCAAACAGGAACTGATCAATTTGGTGTAATTAACCAAACAAACGCTAATAACGAATATGTTAAAACAGAGAACTTAGCTGTACTAGAAACAGCACCAACAACCTCTTTTTTAGATATATATTACGAAACTAGCACATCTGGCTTGTTATCTGAATTAAACACAGCTGTTGACACTGGTTTTGATGGAGCTGTTGGTTTAAATTCTTTCGTTTATAGCCATTATGAAGGAGATCCTTTAAATCACAAGATAACAGAAAATTTTTCTTTCGTTGATTTTGATGGACTCGTTCTTACACCAAACCCAGGAACTGTTAATCTTACTGTTGAAGATAGTAGTGGAGCTATTAGAACTGGTGATTTTACGCTTGTTGAAGACCCCAACAATTCTAATGAATTTTTTATAGAAACCAATAGTTATTTTTACTTTGGAAAAGACGCAGGTGTAAAAGAAGATTACACTTTTACATTAACATGCTTTACAGGTGGTACAATAGATCCTATACGTTCTGCGGTTATTGAAGTAGAAGGCGAACTTCAAAACACCACGCCATCTATAGATAATGATAATACTGGGCAAATACAAGTAACTATTGGTAAGTACTTAATACTAGATAATATACAAGGTAGAAACGGGTCTAATGATACTAACTCAGACACTGAAACATGGAGACAACAATTGAGATGGTCTATAACCAATATACCTGATGGCGAACAAGATAGACCTGATTTTGAATTGCTAACTGAAGGCGGATCAATAAGGGTAGTAAACAATAATCCAAGCGCTGATGGTATTCATCAATTTACTCTAAATGTACAAGACATAGACGCTGAGCCTAATACTATTTTAGCTAGTAAAGTTTTTACCGTTAACTTTGATAGAGTAGAAACTGATAATGTATTTACAGAAACACTTCCTTATACTATAAAAAACGGTGGTGGAGCAGCTGTATGGTTCGCGAATAACACAACTAACCTTTTAAGTGACAACCCTTTTGGAACTGGAAGCGCTTTTAACACTGGTATAGAAGCTCCAGCAGCTTTAGGTGGTTCAGCAAATTTCGAAATATGTCCAAATAGTTTTGATTTTGATGATAATAGATTTATAAATAGATCTAGATACACTACGACAGATAATAGCGGTGCTCTTACTAAAGGTTACTTCTACGTTTTTATAACTTTAAAAAATACATTTAATCAAGGAGCAGCAAGTGGTAACTACATTAGTAATGCAGCTACTAGTATAGCTTTAAGTTATAGACAAGATAGCGGAGACTATTGGAGTTCTGCTGTAGATATGGTAGATGTTTCTTCATCTTTATCAACAGTAGGTAATTGGATGTTTGAAAGTCCAGATATGAACGGTTTGTATGACGACGAAGGAATTTATCCGCCTAACACTACACCTAACACAGATACTAGTAGTCTTGTTTTTCCAATGACAGTAGCAACAGCCGGTAACACTCTAGGTGGTACTCCATCAGGTTCAATAATACTAGCATTTAGCATACCTGGAGAGTACAGGTTGATAATGGGTAACATATCAACAAACTACATAGATGGTAATGGTGATTTAGACGCGATATTTAGTTTAGATGATGAAGGCAACGCTAATATAAACTGTGGTGCAGACGCAACAATAAACAACAGTGCTAACGCTACTATAAAAATTGGAGATTTGTATCACTTAGACGACGAAAACATAAAAAGAAATTCAAGCAGTAGTTTCCCTGATGGGAACAATAAGTTATCAGAAGGTGTTTATGAGTACCTTGTATACGAAGAAACAGATTGTGACGTTTTCCCAGACGATCCTTTAACGCTTTATGCTAGAGAGCCTTTTACTAAGTATGTAACTCAACTGTACACTAATCAAACCTTTACAAATACACCTTCTCTACCGGCTGGTAAAGAATACAAGATAGGTAGAATTGTGTATAACGATAATGTTGGTAGCCCTGTAGTATACAACCCCGAGAAAGTAAAAAATGGTTTTTACAAAATAGGATTCAATGTAAATGGTACTAGAATAAATACTATTTTTGGAGACAAGAGAGCTATACCGTGTATGTACAACAACCCATACAATTAATTTAAAAAAAACAAATGGCAGCTATAGTAGAAATAAAATACTTCAATTCCTTTTTATTAAAAAAGACAGTTAGTTACGACGACATTATACAAGATGATATACCTATATGGAATGGTAGCACGGGTGTTCCAGAAGGTACTAATGGTTCTTACCCAGTTATAGACTCAGAGTCTGGTAATTTAGATAAAGCGAGCAGTTGGTTTATTGAAGAGTCTAGAATAAGAGGAGGATACAATAACACTAACATAGATTACGGTGTTAGAGCTTACTTAGTTGATGAAAACCCAAACGCTAAGCACAGAACTAACTCTTTGATATACTCTGGTATATTTAATTCTAGAACAGGTGTTAATCAATCTAACGTTTTTAATGTAAGTGAAGATATAACTAAATCAGCAGATCCAGCTAATGGTAGTATACAAAGACTATATGCTGAAGATAGTAATTTAATACTCTTCCAAGAAAATAAAGTGAGTAGAGCTTTAATAGATAAAGACGCAATATACTCAGCTGAGGGTGGAGGTTCTGTTACTACAGCTACAAACGTTATTGGTGAGATAGTTCCTTATGCTGGTAACTTTGGTATTAGCACTAACCCTGAAAGTTTTGCTGTATATGGTTACAGAAAGTATTTTGTAGATGCTAATAGAAATGCTGTTATGAGGTTGTCTAGAGACGGTATGACTGAAATATCTAACTATGGTATGATCGATTACTTTAGAGACGAACTAGGTGCTCTAAACGGCGGTAAAGCTATAGGTGCTTATGATATATACACAAAGCAATATGTGTTAAGCCTACAAAGAGATGATGTTGAAAACAACTATCAAACCCTAGCTTTTGACGAAACAGTTAATGGTTGGACTAGTAGATTTACATATTCACCTGACCAGGTATTTAGCATAAAGAATAAGTATTACAGTATAAAAAACGAGAAGCTTTACCAACACAACTACTTACCTTCTCAAGGTAATAATAGAGGTGTTTTTTACAGTGAATACAATAAGTCTAGTGTTACTTTTGTTTTTAATCCTAATGTTAGCATGTCTAAATCTTTTAAAACTGTAAACTACGAGGGTTCTTCTGGTTGGGAAATAAACGATTTTAAAGGTCAAATAGAATATGAACTATCAGATGTAGCTAAGAAAATATACAGTTATGACGAAGGATCTTATACGGAGAACGGTGTTAAATACTACGTGGGCTTTAACAATAGAGAAGGTAAATACAAAGCGGATATAGTACAGAACAGGGTTGAGGATAAATTTGGTCAACCTTATGAAGAAGAAACAGTTGTTTTAGCTCAAAACACTTCAGGTGTAAAAGGTTACTACGCAACTGTAACTATAAATACAGATGATAGCACGGAGGTAAATGATAACGGTGGTAAGCCGAGAGAACTTTTTGCTGTGTCTTCAGAGTACAATGAATCTTCATATTAAATTAAATTAAATGGAATTAACTTTTAGAAAATTACAAGAGTCAGACTGGGACACTCTAGTGTCTTGGTGGAGCGAATGGAGAGGGTGGGGAACTAACCCACCTAAAGATTTTTTACCCGAAAACGGTACGGGTGGAATAATGG